ATAATAGTTAGAATTAATAATTGAAGGGGTGGTAATAAACTGCCGCCCCTTTTTTTAAACTAAAAGAAGATGGCTAAAAGTTTTACAGTAGATACAGCGTCAACAACGGCAATATTAACAACTGCTGAAGCCAAGCAACATTTAAAGGTAGATACAAGTGCAGACGATACTTATATTGATGATTTAGTGCAAGCAGCAACAGAATCAGCACAAATATTTACAAATAGATATTTCACAAACACAACTCTAAATCAATTTGGAGATAATTGGAGTGATTTATCTACTTTATTTAAAAGCCCTGTTAGTAGTGTAGTGCATATAAAATATTATGATAGCAATAATACACAACAAACTTTAGCGACATCTGTTTATCAAAAGGACTTAGAACACCAGCCAGCAAGAATAGGGTTAAAGCCCAATCAATCTTTTCCAGCACTTGCAGATAGAATAAGTGCGGTAGAATGCAAGTACATTGTAGGTTATGGAGCAGCAACTTCAGATGTGCCAACGGCTATCAAGCAAGCTGTACTTTTAACTATTGGAAATTGGTACGAAAATAGGCAAGAGGTGGTTATAGGAAGGATAGCGAGCGAGTTACCAAAATCGGCTCAATATTTATTAGAGCAATATAAAGTGCAAACAGTATGACAATAGGAGAACTTGATAGGAGGATTACAATTGACTATCCCATCTATGTAGCTAATAGTTATGGAGAGGTTGAGATTGATGGCTATTCGGACTTTCGGACTGTTTGGGCCAAAGCAGAATGGGATGGGGGAAGTGAAACGGATGAAACCGACAAAATTACAGGGACAACAAAGGTAAATTTTTATATAAGGAATTTAGATTTAGATACTTTTTTGGATGGATCAGTTGCCCCTACTTTAGCTTATCGCGTAGTATTTGATAATCATGGGGAAACAAAATACTATTATATTCATACCATTAATGAAATAGCGGGATCTAATTTATCTAACCGAGAAAGATTTTTAAAAATAGAAACAAAACAAAAAGATAGTGCAACATCTTTATAGGTAATGGCAGAAGCAACTTTTAAAATAGAGGGCGCAAAAGAGATTGAGCAAATGTTTGGAGATTTACCCAAGCAGATAAAACAATATAACCTATGGAAAGCACTTTGGAGAAAAATATCAAAGCCAGCTTTAAATGACATGAAAAGTAGAGTACCTAAAAAAACAGGGCGGCTTAAAGATAGTATTGGCTTTTTTACTACAAGAGCAACTAAAAACTTTATGGGATTGTATTTAGGGCCAAGAGTTAAAAAATCTTTTCGGAGCAAAGAAAAGTCAGGATTTTATGGGGCTTTTATAGAGTATGGGGACGAGGTTATGTTTTGGGGAAAAGGAGTAGGTAAAGCTCAAAAATTCATGAAACCAGCTTGGGATGGTAATAAAATGAAAATGACCACAGATGCATTTAAAGAAGCAACTAAAATAGCAGCAAGTGCAATTAAAAGACATGAAAAGAGATTGCAAAAATACGGAACTTTAGGATACTAAAATGGAAATAGGATTAGCAATATATAATATTTTATCTACTGATACGAACGTTGCAGCAATAGTATCTACAAGAATCTATCCTAATGTAGCTAAACAAACAAGCGATTTCCCCTTTATAGTTTACCAAATGACAGGAGTAACCCCTACCGATACAAAAGGAGGAGCTGTAAGCACATCCATTGCTCTGGAGGGCGCAACAAGCCCCTTAGATACAAATACTTTTGATGTTTCATGCTTTTCCGAAAATTATGCAGGAGCGGTGAGTTTAGCGGAAAAGGTGAGAAATGCATTAGATAGAAATACGGGAACTCATGCGACTATTAAAATACAAGGGCTTTCATTTGTTAGCTCTAATGAGTATTTTGACATAAAGGGGGAAGGAGAGGGGATCTATGTGCATGATTTAACCTTTAACTTAAGGCAGGCAGAGCCTGTTATTGTATAAAAAAATAAAACCATGAGATATAAATTAATAAAAGATTGGGAAAGCAAAAGACATGGCAAGACTTTAGCTGCTGGGAAGTATGTTGAGATTACCATTGAATCAGAGCTAAAAGAACTTATGGATGGGGAGCATATTGAAGCTCCAAAAAAAGAAAAAAAGAAAAAAACTAAAAAAATAAAAGAAGATGGCGGAACTGACTTTACAACGGATAACTGAAGCAGGGGGCACTGTTACTTATTCGGCTGCTGCTGCCGGTGATGGAGATACTGCCGACAATAACGGAAGCACCTTTTTACATATTAAAAATGGAGGAGGGGGAGAGATAACAGCAACTATTACGGCCGAAACAACCAGTGTTGAATCAAATATTTATGGCGATTTAACAAAGGCGAATGCAAGCATAGCTATTAGTGGAAGTGCAGAAGCATTTATCGGCCCTTTTAAGCCAGCAGCTTTTAATGATGACGGACAGATAGCAATTACTTACTCAGGTGTAACAAGTGTAACGATTGCAGCATTATATATATAAAAAATGGAAATTAATTAATTAAAATAGAAAGAAAATGGCAAATTTAACAACAGCAATAAACGGAACTGACATAAAGGTTTATGACAGCTCAACAAATATTCTTGTGGCTTATGCTCAAAGTGGAACTCTAAATGTTAATCTAAGTACGAGAGATATTAGCAATAAGGAAAGTAATGCATGGGCAGAAGCAATGGAAGGACAAAGAACTTGGGATATAAGCGTGGATGGAGCGTATGCTTGGACTGATAACGCTTCTCCAGCGGTTGCTTTAACTAATGGAGCAGATGATTTACTAAACTCTTACATAATTACAAGAGCATCTTTAGTAGTAAGATTTGGGAATACTGATGGTACTACAAGTAACATATATTATGAGGGAACTGCTTGGCTAACATCCTTTAGTGTTTCTGCTCCAACAGAAGATACTGCGACTTATAGCTTATCTTTTACAGGAACAGGAGCGATAACACAAACAATATCGTAAATAGTTGAAAATCAACTATTCATAACCTAATACTCAATACCCCATTCGCATCCTTTTTTCAGGTGGGTTGCGTTTGGGTGAGGGTATTTTTAAAAACTTGAAAAAATGGAAAATTACACTTTTGTAGAATTAGGAGGGGAGAAATACCCTATTAAATTTGGATTCAATGCTTTGCGTAAATACTCAAAGAAAACAGGAACAACATTGGCTGGGCTTAATAGTTTAGGGGCTGATATGGGCTTAAATGATGCACTTATTTTAATACATTGCGGAATTGAGGATGGTTATAGAGCGGCAAAGCAGGAATGCAAAATGACGATAGATGATTTAGCTGATAAGATGGATGGAGATATGGAAGGGATAGCAAGATGTATGGAAGTATTAGCTGAAATGATGGGGGGTAAAGGCGAAAAAAAGCCAAAGCCCAAGCGAGTAAAAAGCTAACTTGGGATAAACTTGAGGGCATCGCTTTGGGGCAGATGGGGATGAGTGTGGAGGAGTTTTATGATATGATTCCAAAACACTTTTTTAATAAATTGGATGGCTTTTTTGATTTAGAACAGTTAAGAGATAGAAGTGATTGGGAGAGGACAAGATGGCAAACTTGTTATTTATTAAACATTCAACTGCCAAGAGGCAAACAGATAAAGCTAAAAGATTTAATACAATTTGGATGGGAGAGTAAGGATGCAAAAGTGGATTATAAGAAACTAAAAAATAAAGCAGAATACATTAAAAAATTAGAAGATTATGGCAAGTAAAAGTGTAGGGTTACTCAACATAGTATTTGGAGCTGATTTAAGAGGTTTTGATAGGGCAATGAAAAAAGCCCAAAAGAACATCAAGAAGTTTGGCAAATCAATGAAAAGAACGGGGGCATCTCTTTCCAGAAATCTAACGCTACCTATTGTAGCTTTAGGAGTGGTGGGAGTGAGGGCTTTTGATAAACAGCAAAAGGCGATAGCTCAAATGGAAGCTGGGCTAAAATCAACAGGCGGCCAAGTCGGGATAACATCTAAAGAGCTCCAAAAGATGGCAGCCGATTTACAAAAAACTACATTATTTGGGGATGAGGAAATACTGCAAGGAGCTACCGCTCAACTTTTAACTTTTACAAATATAGCAGGAGAGCAATTTGAAAGAACACAGGTAGTTGCTTTGGATTTAGCTACAAGATTGGATGGGGATTTAAAATCCGCTTCCATTATGCTGGGGAAAGCATTAAATGATCCTGTGGCAAATTTATCTGCATTAAGCAGAGCTGGGATTCAATTTTCAGAAGATCAAAAAAAGACAGTTAAATCATTAGTGGAAACAAATCGTTTAGCTGATGCGCAAAATCTTATATTAGCAGAACTTGAAACTCAATATGGTGGTAGTGCAGCAGCGGCAGCAGCAGCAGGATTAGGCCCTATTCAACAATTAGGGAATTCCCTCTCTGATATGAGTGAGGTTATAGGAGAGATTTTAATGCCTATGCTAACCAAATTGGCAAATTGGATAAAAAAGATAGCAGATAAATTTGATGGGTTAGATGATTCTACCAAAAAAACTATTGTAGTAGTTGCCTTGCTTGCAGCAGCATTAGGCCCTGTATTAATGATAATAGGGCAATTGAGTATTGGAATCTCTGCATTAATTCCTATATTTGCATCGTTAAATGCAGTAATGGCGGCCAATCCTATTGGAGCAATAATAGTAGCCACAGCGGCTTTAGTTGGAGCATTTTATTGGCTAATTACAAGCACATCTGATACTGCACTAACTATAAGGAATGCTTTTGTTTTTATGGCAAATAGCGTTATTGAGTCAATTAATACAATTATTGATGCTATAAATTTAGTAAATCCCTTTAAACAACTAAAACACATAAAGTTATTTTCTTTTCAAACAAAAAAGGAA